TCTACAGGATGATACCAACTATATCCAAGACTGTATCACCCGTGGAATACAGCCGGCGCCAGGGTTCTATCGTATCACCCGCCTTATCAATGTCGGTACCTTCAAACTCGTGGAGATTGACTGATGCTGCTAGCCTTGATTAATGATACCCATGCCGGAGCGCGGGGCGATAACCCTCATATCAATGAGTTCTTTTTTAAGTTCTGGGATAACATCTTTTTCCCGGCCTTGAAAGAGCATAAGGTTGACCGTATCATCCACCTGGGTGATGTGGTGGATCGTCGCAAGTTTATCAATTTCTCGATCTGGTACAAGTGGCAAAAAGACTTCTTTGATCGGATCAACGATGACTGTAAGTTGCCCATGGACATGCTCACGGGTAACCATGATGTCTATTATCGCAATACCAACCATGTCAACGCGCTGGATGAACTACTAGGCAAGTATGAGAATATCCGCATCTTCCAAGAATGCCAGGACATGCAATATGGTACCCTCAATGTGTCCCTGGTGCCTTGGATCAATAGCGGGAACTTGGAGAAGTCACTAGATTATCTCAAGACCACGAAATCCCCGATCATCTTTGGGCACTTGGAAATCGCTGGATTTGAAATGGACCGCGGTAATATCTGCCAGGCCGGTCTGACCAAGGATGTCTTTGATCGTTTTGATATGGTGCTGAGTGGGCACTTTCACCACAAGTCAAGCGATGGCACGATCTATTACCTAGGGAACCAGTACGAGATCACCTGGGCAGACTACAATGATCCTCGTGGTTTCCACTTGTTCGACACAGAAACCAGGGTCCTAACCTTTATCGAAAATCCTTATCGCTTATTTCATAAGTTCACCTACGATGACTCAATACAAAGTTTTGAGTTTTGGAAGCAGCAGGATTTTTCCAAGTATGCCAATGCCTATGTGAAAGTGGTGGTGACGCGCAAGCAGAATCCTTATCTCTTTGATACGGTCATGGATCGCCTATATAAGACTGTGCCTATCGATGTGACGATTGTGGAAGACTTCACTGAGAATGCCCTAGACACTTCACATGGGATCGTCAATCAAGCAGAAGACACTGTGACGATCATTCGGAAATGTGTGGATGGGATGGTCATGCCTGGTGGTGTGGATCCTGAAAAACTCAAGGCCCTGCTTCAGGACCTGTATATCGAAGCGGTCAACACAGAAACGGCTGCCCAATGATTCACTTTACCACACTCAAGTTTAAGAATTTCATCTCCACCGGTAACTACTGGACGGAAATTCCACTGAATCAGTCACAGAACACCTTGGTGGTCGGGGAAAATGGTTCGGGTAAGTCGACCATGTTGGATGCCCTGTGCTTTGGTTTGTATAACAAGCCATTCAGAGATATTGCCAAACCAGCCCTGGTCAATTCGATCAATCAGAAAGATGCCCTGATTGAGGTAGAGTTTCGTACCGAGTCCCACACCTTCAAGGTGCGCCGAGGAATCAAACCGAATCTCTTTGAGGTCTTCAAGGACGGAGTATTGCTCGATCAAACCGCCACGGGGGACTACCAGGAATACCTGGAAAAGTATATTTTGAAGTTGAGTTATAAGTCCTTCACCCAGATTGTGATTTTGGGGTCTGCCTCCTTTACCCCATTCATGCAACTGTCAGCCCTGGATCGTCGCGCCATCATCGAGGACTTGCTTGATATCCAAATCTTCTCGGTCATGAACAAACTCGTCAAGTCCAAACTGACCACGATCACTGTGGAACGCTCGGCCAATAAACTCTTGATTGAAGGGGCTCAGGGGCGTATTGCCATGCAGGAACGCTATATCACTGAAGCCCAGCAGGATGTGGCGTTGCGTATTCAGGAGCAGGAGAACGAGCGAGCGGAGCATCTTCAGGAAATCGAACGGCTCAAGATGGACATTGCTGCACATACCCAGGTGCTCCAGGGTCTCAAACTCAAGGTGACAGATAAATCCAAAGTACTCGGTGCCATGAAGAAGGTCACCCAATTAGAGGCCCAGATCGAACAGGTTCGCATGAAGTACCAGAAGACGGTCAAGTTCTTTCAGTCTCAGGATGACTGCCCCACCTGTACCCAGAAGATCGATGGGGTGTTCAAAGAAACGCAGATCACCCAGCACCTTGTCAAGATTCTTGAATGCCAAGAGGGCCTGAGTAAATTAGAGACAAAGTTCCTGGAGCACCAGAAGGTCTTAAATGAGATTGCGGAGGTGGAGCAGGAGATCATTAGGATTGAGCAAGAGATATTCCGCGACCAGGAGAGTATCACGACCTTGTTGCGATTCAATAAGACCGTGGATCATAAATTGGAGCAACTGAAGGAGAGCCACCAGTCGACCGGTCGGGAACAACTACGATTGATCGAACATCAACAAGAGTTGGAGTGGCTAGAAGGTGCCAAGAAGGAATTGATTGAGTCCTCTGCGTATTATGATGCGGCTGGCAACTTGCTCAAAGATACGGGCATCAAAACCAAGATCATCCGACAGTACCTGCCGATCATAAATACGCTCGGTAACAAGTTCTTGGCCAGCATGGACTTCTTTGTGAATTTCAATCTCGATGAGACCTTCAAAGAAACCATCAAGTCTCGTTTCAGGGACGAGTTTACCTATCACTCGTTTTCCGAAGGTGAAAAATCTCGTATCGATATGGCCCTCATGCTCACCTGGAGAGCCGTGGCCAAATTGAAGAACTCAGCGGACACCAACTTACTCATCCTCGATGAAATCTTTGACTCCTCATTAGACACATCGGGCGGTGATGAACTATTAAAGATTATAAATAATCTTGAGGGCACTAACACATTCATAATAAGTCACAGAGGTGACATATTTCAGGACAAATTCAAAAATGTCATCACCTTCAAAAAAATTAACAACTTTTCCCACATCTCATAGTAATATTAGTTTAGGATGGGCAAAAGAAATCATCGAACTATATGATAAGGAGAATCATCTATGAGCGAACCCGGTGTGTTCACCTACAAGACCGATGCCCCACCATCGATCACCAAAAAGACCCTGGAACTACTTCCCCTGTATAACGAACAGAATCCCATGCTGGCCCTGGTGCAACCTGAGGTGGATTTCACCAAGCCTGGTATGACACTTGCGAGTATCAATGAATTGGCCCAGAGGATGATTGCGACGATGACTCACTACAACGGTGCAGGTCTCGCGGCCCCGCAATGCGGCATTGCTGCCAGGCTCTTTGTCATGTCTGGAGGTATCGTGTGTATCAATCCTGTGGTCGTTGAATCATCCAAGGAGACTTCCCATCAGAAGGAAGGGTGTCTCAGTTTTCCAGGTTTGATCCTCCCAGTTACCCGTTCAGTCACAGCCCGTTTCAAGTATACCGATGAGACCGGCAAGCGCATCGATGTGACATGGACTGGTGCCACAGCCAGGGTTGCGTTGCATGAGATCGATCATTTGAATGGTATCGTCTTTACCAAGCGTGTCGGGAATCTGACCTTGCAGATGGCCAAGAAGAAGAAGCAGAAGTTGTTCAAGAGGATTCAACAGGTCATGGAGAACAAGGCCAAGCATCAGCAAAAGTCAGTGGTGGCTCCTCGGCATTCTACCCCGATTACCACATCCCATCAAAATGGTCCTGTGACGACGGCCGTGCAATCTCACCGAGAGAATTAAACGGAGTTATATCATGAAAAACTGGCAGCACGGTTACGATCTGGATTTCCTCAAAGGTATAGAAGCATTCTATGCTCCCTATAATGCCCATGCACTTTCTCCCTTTGGGAAGTTCAAAAAGAACAATGTGGCTGAGCAACTCCATGTCGGCGGGCTGCATATGATTCCTGATGGCGACAAGATCGAAGCCTGCTATGTCTCCAAACGATCTAAGGTCCCTGGAAAAATCGTGATGCACGGCAAGACGGTCATCGGGGAAAAGTTGAAAGGGGACTGCACTATTTCCCATCTCTGTGCCACAGAACAGGGGTTGTCTGACTTAACCAAGTCTCTGTTGTGGATATTCGGTGAAGAGAACACCTGGTTGACCTGTTATGCTGGGCAGAAGGATATCTGCGCCCTGGCCGAAGAGAATGGCTTCAAGAGAATAGGGTATAAAGTCTCCTCGTTTGCTGAAATCACGGCCGTGTACTTTCGGGACTCGGCTGCGTCAGGTTATGGCCCCCGACAACACCCCAAGGTCTCCAAAGCCGATCTGGTGGGGATGGCCAAGATTCGCCCAGTGGACTGCACCTTACTTGTTGGCATTCTTCAGAAGATTGACTCCCTCAAGTTGAACTATACGAATCACTACTCAAACTATAACACCATGAATGCCTGGTCGGCCCTGGCTCTGCGCGGTTACTCAGCCGATCCAGCATTCATTACCAAACCTGCTGAGATGAATGACAAGTGGCATGAGGCCCACAAAGAAGAACATTTTGAACTTC